CTACCCATGTTTCCTACTACAGCATAGCCAGTATTAATTCCAATACCTATTTCAATTCCTAAGTTAGCATTTAACATTTGTCTTTTAATTTCTATAGCTGTAAGTATTGCCCTGTCTTCATGCATATCTATATCTACAGGTGCATTAAAGATAGCCATCATTGCATCTCCAATATATTTATCTACCATGCCACCATACTTTTTAACTGCATTAGCTTGTATAGTTAAAGCTTTGTTCATTATCTCTGTTACTTCTTCTGGTTCTAATCTTTCTGATAATGAAGTGAAGCCTCTTACATCAGTAAAAAGAAACGAGCAATACTTTCTTTCGCCACCAAGTTTTAAAGATTCTGGATTGTCTTGTAATTGTTTTACTTGTCTTGGGTCTAAGTAGTGTTCAAACTGTTTTTTAATTTGTTGTCTTAATTTATATTGAGTTCTAAAGTTTAAATAGAATTGTTGTAGAGCAATAAGTGTCATACATGTTATACTCCATGTAACATCTATAAGATACCCAATAGATATAAAGTAATAACCAAGAGAACCAAAAGATAACATTGAAGCTCCTGCTAATAACATACCCCATGTAATTCCAAAATAACTTATAACAAAAGCAATAAGAAGTCCTGATATAGTTAATATAAGTAGTTCAGCAAACAATCTATAGTCAGGTATGAACGGAGAGTTAATCAAAATACTTTCTGCAAGGGCAGCCTGTATCTTGTGTGGTTCTAATAACCCATTTGGTGTTGCTAAAGTAGGCATAACACCCTCTGCAGTAACACCTACAAATACAAACTTATTTACAACATTCATTTCTTTTAATGTAGTTTGTTCTGTATCAACCCAACTAATCCATTTACGACCAAGACTATCTGTTGATATTGGATTAAGTCCACGAACTCTTATTTGTTCTATGCCATTTTCATTTGTTTTTATTTGGTATGTACTAGCATCAACTAAAGTTTTTAATACTTCAGTACCAAAAGCAGCAACCCAACCATCAGGAGTTTGTTGTAACAAAGGTATTCTTCTTACAAGATTGTCAACATCTACTGGTGCAGATACAGCACCTTGAGCAGAAACATCTTGAAGTTCTGGTATGTTCTGTAAAAATCCTTTTGCTTTAGGTAAGTCTACATCTGGTCCAAGTATAACAGTACCATGTGTCTTAGGATATATACTATTGTTATACTCTGGCATAGCTAATACACTTGGAGCATAGCTTAACATCTGTGCAAATATTTTATCTCCTTCAAACCTATCTGGTTGTGGAAAAAGAATAACCCATCCTACTCCTAATGCACCTTCATTAAGTAATTGTCTATGTATTTCTGCTAAGTCTTGTCTAGGAAAAGGATAACCACCTCGTTCTTGTACATCTTCTTCTGTAATATTTAAGATTACAAAGTTACCAGAAGGCTCTGGAGTTTCTACAAAAGCATCAAAGGTTTTTAACCTCATAACTTCTAAAGGTGTAACATTAAATAATAAAGGTAATGTTAATAATCCTAATAATAAACTAGCCCACTTCAATCTGTCATTCTCCTTGCATTTAAATTAGCTTCTACATAATTATGTATTTCATCTAACTTTGTAGTACCTTCTCTTATTATAGTTTGTAATGTAGCAAACTCTTCGTTTGTAAAATAAGGTTTAAGATTTTTAATATCAGTAGATGTTCTTTCTGTAATTAACTTACCAGCTCTGTTATATAAAAATTTATATCCTAATAATGTTGCTTCTTGTTTCATATTAAAAATTCCAATAATAAATTTTTGATTAAAAGAAAAAGACCAACAGCATTTAAAATAATTAATGCTCTATCTTTCCATAACATTCCTACCCATAACCAACCTGCTACACCAAATAAAGATAAAATTAAATCTATAAATTGCATACCTTCAATTCCTCTTAAAGACATAGCACAGATAATAATAAAACTAGATATCCATTTTACATACCAAGAGATGTCTCCTTTAGGAGTTGCAGATTTAAATATTCTTTTAGAATTTAATAATTCTTTTGGGTCAAACTTTGGTTTATTCATTTAAATCACTAAAGGTTATGTTGTCTTGTCTTCCTCTTAATCCTGCTTTCATATATGTTGTTGCTCTACCTTCAAAAAAGTTTTGATGTTCAACACCCATGACCTCATCAATCCAACCAAGTGGATTTTCTTTTTGGTCATAATTAGTTTTAAGTCCAAGTTGTAATAGTCTTCTATCAGCTATATATCTATTGTAAGCATACATATCTTTTTTAGTTAGTCCTTGTAAGTCTCCCATCTCAAATACTAAATCAAGAAATTTATCTTCAAGTGTAACCATCTGTCTACATATTTCATATATTTCTTTTTTAAAGTCATCAGTCCATATATCTATATTTTCTTTTATAAACTCTCTAAATAATTTAGTCATAGCTTCTACATGCATAGACTCATCACGAATAGAATATGTTACTATCTGACCCATGCCTTTCATTTTTCCAAACCTAGGAAAGTTTAACAAGATTGCAAAGCTACTGAAGAGTTGTAAGCCTTCAGTAAAAGCAGAATAAACAGCAAGAGTTTTAGCTATAGTTCTTTTATCAGACTTAGTAGGTTTAAAGTTAGAAACATAATCATGTTTATCTGACATCTCTTCATAGTCAGCAAATGCTTTGTATTCTATATCAGGCATACCAACAGTATCAAGTAGTAAACTGTAGGCATGTTGATGTATAGATTCCATGTTAGCAAAAGATGACATCATCATTCTTGCTTCTGGTTTAGTAAATGTACGCATATACTTATCAATGTACCCACTAGCTACATCTACATCTGATTGAGTAAACAATCTAAATATTTGTGTAAGTAAATTCTTTTCTGTATCTGAAAGTTCTTGCCAGTCTTTTACATCTGTATGTAGTGGTACAGACTCTGGCATCCAATGCATTTGATTTTGTAATACATAGTAATCAAACATCCATGGATATTCAAATGGTTTATAATAATCTCTATTGCCCAGTAAGCTCATCAAAATACTCCTTTAATGTTGTTAGTTTATCTTCTGCATTTGCTAATTTATCAATTAATAAATCCATTGATTCAATAATGTTAGGATGTTCAGCAACACCTACACTACTATTAAAATAATTTATTAAATTAGTTTCTGCTTCTGTTCTTTCTGCTTCATACTTTAATCTTAAAGCATTATACATTTTTTGTTTTATCATATTATCCCTCACAGGCTATACATTCCACATCATCTAACTTGATTCTTGGAACTTTAATGTTTACATTTTCTACATTTCTAGCTGCGTTAGACCTAAAATAGTAGAGTGATTTAAGTTTATTCATACCATACCAATGAACATCATTAACATACTGCATGTATTCATCATGTAGTTTTTGATTCTCAGTTGCCTTTGGTAAATTAAAAAACAAATTAACTGATTGTGCTTGACAAATAAATTCTTGTCTTTTATAAGCATGTTCTATAATCCATATTTGATTTATTTCATTTGCAGTTTTAAATATTTCTTTTTCATTATCAGTAAGTATATCTAAATGTTGGACTGAGCCATCTTTAGCTGCAATATCTTTCCAAATATTTTCTAACTCTTTAACTTTTAAACCTTTAGATTTTAATACCTTTTCAAGAAATTTGTTTTTAACTTGATAGCTCCCTGATAAAGTTTTGTGGGTATAGCAATTAGCTCTATAAGGCTCGATACTAGGGGAAGTACCACTACATATAATACCACTACTAGCATTAGGAGCAACAGCCAATAGATTAGCATTTCGCTTACCCGAACTATGTATGTCAGGAGCTTCTCCCCTACTGATAGCAAGTTCTTTACTGGCTTGATTAGCTTTAGACTTAATATAAGTAAATGCTTTATGATTAAACCCAGTTGCAAAAATACCTTCAAAAGGTATGTTTTTAGATTGGAGATAAGCATGAAACCCCATTGCACCCAGTCCAAGACTTCTTTCCCTATATGCTGAATAGGCAGACTTAGTATATCCTTCTTTACCTTCTTTAATATATTTACAAAACCTGTTATAATTTGCATTATATCCTCCTAATTGTGATGTATCTACAGCATTCTCAATGTAATGCTCTATAATATTATCTAACATAGTTATTAAATCTAATATAAAATTATCATCCTTTGACCATTTATCAAAGTGTTCAAGATTAACACTAGACAAACAACATACTGCTGTTCTCTCTTCATTTGTAGGTAAAGTAATTTCAGAACATAAGTTGCTTTGTCTAATTTTTAAACCTAAATCTTTTTGTCCTTTAGGTAAAGAATTATTACAGGTATCAATATTAATCATATAAGGTTCACCTGTTTCTGCTCTAGCATTTATTATTTGAAACCATAAATCTCTAGCATTAATAGTCTTAACAGCCTCATTAGTTTTAGGGTCAATCAATCTCCAATCTTCATCATTCTTTACAGCTTCTAAAAAAGCATTAGTAAGATTAACACCATTATGTAAATTTAAATTTTTTCTGTTTATATCTCCACCAGATTCTTTACGCATATTTATAAACTCTTCTATCTCTGGATGAGATATGTCCATGTACGCAGCATAAGAACCTCTTCTAGTTGTGCCTTGATTAAAGGCTAACATCTGAGAATCAACTACATGCATGAATGGAATTGAACCAGTTGAACGAGAGCCATGAGTAGTAGGTATACCATTGCTCCTAACATCTCCCCAGAATCCACCGATACCACCACCCGAACTAGCCAACCATATGTTTTCATCAAAGTGAGCAGATAAACCATCCCTACTATCAGGTACATAATTAAGAAAACATGAGATAGGTAAGCCACGAGTTGTTCCCCCGTTGCTAAGTATAGGAGTGCTAAACATGAACCAACGAGAGGAACTGTAGTTGTAAAGTCTTTGAGCCAATTCATAATCTGTTTCTCCTTTATATGTAGCACCATAAACAGATGCTCTAGCAAAAGCTTCCTGTGCATGGGTTTCGTTTTCCCAAAAGTATCTATCTTTTAAAGTATCAATACTAAACTTATCAAACTCTTTTTCTTTATCGTAGTCTATTTCAATTCCTAAGTAAGGCTTAGTTCCTATTTTGTCATCAACCATTATTTTATTTCTCCATCCCAATCTTGATAGTTTAAATGTATAGCTATTATAGCATAGTGTATAATTTTATACAAATCTAAATCATTATGTCCTTTCTTTTTACCATATCTCATGGCATACTTCATTATATTTCCCATACAAAAACCTTCTCCATGTCCTGCATCTAGTATCATATCTGTAGCTTGATACTTTTCATTAGCATAATGTTCATTATATGTTTTATCTACATGATTTTTTATTTGTTTTATTATTTTGTCTTCATTAAATTTATAATTAATTCTTTTTTTCATTATATTCTTTTTTTGTTTGTTTATAAAACCATCTTAAACTGTAAGCACTAATCATAAATTTATTATTAGCAAAGATGTGTGTTTGTTCAGGAAGAAACTCATGTAAATTTTTTCTGTTAATTCTAGATTTATCTTCTCCATCTGGTGTCATAGTTCTTAACCAATCTAATAATCTTTCTTCTGCTTTTCTTCTTATTAGTTTAGACTTCTTGCCATTCATAATTTTTTACCAGTTGCCAATACTTTAATATACTATTAAACATTTCTTTATGTTTCTCATGTGATTCTTTATCCCAGATATGACAAAGAACTATACTTGTATCTGCTCTATCAACAAAGATAGATACTCTTTCAGGGTCAGTTATATTACAACCTTGTGCATACGCTGATAGTTGCATACCATGTTCATCATATACTAACTTACTAGGTTCTTTACCCTCAAGGTTATCTTTAGTTTTAAAGTCCACAAATATTCCTGACTTAGAATACAAGTCTATCTTACCACCATATCCTTGATTAGCACAGAAAGAATCTTCTGCTATCCAATCTTCATTAGGGAAATTTTCATCTAACCATGCCTGTATAATCTTATAAGTTTTAGATTTACCTCTACCAAGAAAACCTTTTTCAATCATAGCATGGATTTTAGTTCCCTCTGTCGCAGCTTTAGAACCTATCTGTTTTGCATCAGACTTACATCTATACACAAAAGAATCCATAGACTCTTCATCTCCTATATCTAATGTTGCTGCAGATTTAATAGCTTGAGTTATCTTCCAATTCTCTAGTGCAGGTTTTGCAACCATACCAAGAATAGTAGTAACAGAAGGAACAAGTCCTATGCTTTTAGCATCTCTTAATGTAGTGTTTCTTTCTTTACCATTAGCACCTATGATAGTATACATAGGTTCTCCCTCAAGAGAATACCAATGTCCTGATTCGGATGTAAACTTATTATACTTATCTAATTCAGTTTTGTCAATACCTTTAGTCATCTTTTAGGTCCTTAAATGTTTTAAATACATCAGATGTAAATAATTTTTGTATATTTACTAACCACATTCTACTTGCGTTATGGTCTCCACCACTTACAGATTTTTTAAAATCTAACTTTTCTATAAGTTGTTTTAGTTTTGGTACATCAAATATAAATGTACAAAATATATTATCTTCAATACAAAGATTATGAAACCAGAAGTCTGCTTCTGTTGTGATTATACCGGAAGGTTTACCATATGATTCATATTCAATACATATGTTTCCTGTCTTCATCCACATACCTCTTTCAGATTTTACTTCTATCTTTTTATTTGTAAGCATGTCTGCTATTTTATCTTCTTTTATTGTACCATATTCTAAATCTATGTCAAACTTTTTTCTATCTTCTTTTATTGGTTTCATTTTACATGCTCCACGAATTTTAATTCTCTTGTCTGAGGGTTAAAAGTTAATAACTGTACCCCTATTTTTATTTGTTTCTTTGTTCTATGATTTGAAGGTAGTAAACCTTTACCTGTATCCCAGTTTATTTCTCTATTTTTTCTTGCATATAAAGTTTTTACATCTATCAAAGTTGTTTTATTATTTTTTATAGCTATCAAATCAACTGGTCCTGAACAACCTGCGTTTTGAAAAACCTCGTAACCATTATCCCATAACCATGTTACAGCATAGTACTCTGCAAAGTCTCCTTTCCTACTCGTGTTTTTAATGGGTTTCATACCAAGTATCTCCTATTTTATATTCGCCTGTTAAATTACATCGCATGTTAAATTGCTCTGTTACCTTTTCAATACTCTCAACACCTAATCTACCAACACAATCTGCTTGAGATTCTTTTACTTGTAGTTGCCATTCATCATGTATGTTAGCAACAAAACAAGCATCAAAAGTATTAAGTTTTATTAATTGATATAAGTTTATCATAGCTTGTTTCATAACTATAGCACCACTACCTTGTAGTAAAGTATTAAGAGCAGCATGAGGGCTTCTTACATATATTTTTCTACCATCAATACCTTTTAAGAAACCTCTATTAGCAGCTTGTTGAACTCTATCTCTTAACTTTTTAAGAGCAGGTAAATTAGAAAAGAACCTTTGCTTTAAAGCCTTACCTTTTTTAATATCTCCATTAATAATACTACCTATCTTAGAATCTCCTGCACCATATACTAAAGCATATATAAATGTCTTAGCTTGGTCACGAGTTTTTAATCCTGCTAACTGTTGATTGGTTGAATGTATATCTCCGTTAATAACTTCTTCAATGTAATCAATATCATTCATATAATGTGCTAACATTCTTAACTCTAATCCACTAGCATCTATACCTACTAACTTATAACCTTCTGGAACAGTCCAACAAGAACGACACTCTTTACCATAAGGACTGTGTATGTTAGGAACTTGTGCCATGTTAGGACCTCTATGTGTCATTCTACCTGTGATAGTTCCGTTAGGTATAACTCTACCATGAACTCTGTCTTCTTTTAGTTCATTAATCCACGATGATACTTGTGCAATTCTTTTCTGATATAATAAAAAGTTAGCAATAAGTTTAGCTTCTGTTATATGTTCAATCTTTTTAAGAGTTCCTTCATCTACAATAGGTTGTCCTGTTGGAGTAAACCTTTCAGGTTTCCAACCAAAGTCTATAAGATATTCTCCTATTTGTTTACGACTACCTAAATTAAACTCTACTAATTTTTTACGCATAAAAGAATTATGATTACCAGACATAAGAATGTTTTCATACTCATCATCTGTAAGTCCTCGCTTAGATAATGTTCCATCTTTCTTTATGTAAGGTGTAACTAACTTATCATCAACCCATTTAGGTTTAAATGTTTTCTGAACTTCATCTTCTACATCTGCCATCTTTTGTTTTAGTTCTGCTAATAACATCATAGCCTGTTTACTATCAAAATAAAATCCAGTCTTTTCTTGTTCGCATATAATAGCAGCAGTTAATTGTTCTAAATCAAAAGACTGTTTACTAAATCCCATACCTTCTTTCTGTAAGAATTTATATACAGCTTCGTTAAGAACTACATCTTGCACACAATAGTCTAACATTTGTGGAGTATAGTTATCAAACTCTGGTTGTTCTTGTTTAGGAACACCTAATCTATAACCCCAAGTTTTTAAACTATGTCCGTTCTCTCTAATAGGATTGTATAATCTTGACATAACTAATGTGTCAATAAGTTTTCCAGAGTATGTAAAGTTAAATAACTTTTGCAATACCGGTAAATCAAAACCTATAATGTTATGACCAATCAAAGTCTTAGCACTCCGTAATAAATCTAAACCATCTTCAAGTTCATCTGGTCCAAACTTATATGTATCACCATCAACTTCTTTAGCTACAATACACCATACTTTTGTAGCATCAAGGTCATCGGTTTCAATATCAAATACTATATTAGAAATCTTCTGCATCAAATGTTTCCTCATCAGTTACTTCATGTAATCTACCTGTTTCAATATCATATCTTAAACTACAAGCCATTCCTGTATCGCCTGTATATCTTGATTTCAATACACGAACTTTAGTTATATTAGCTTCATCAGGATTCTCTGCCTGTTGATTTCTTTCTAAAGCTATAACACTATCAGATAATTGTGCTATACCTTGTGAGCCTTTAAGATGTGATAGCGATACTTGTATTCCTTTCTCATGTCCTCTATCGCCTTGTGCTCTACGCAAGTGAGATACTAATATCATACCCACACCTGTTTCTTCTACAAGACTACGCAATCTATTCATAAGCATATCAATACCTCGCCTTTCATCTCCTTCAGTAAGAACATTAACAAGCATGTGCAAGTGGTCAACTACTACCCAATCACACTCGCACCCTACAATAATATATCTTAACTTAGAAAAGATTTCATCTATATCAGTAGCACCTAAGTGTGCATGAATATAAACTCTACCTTCTTCTATTGCATTATCAAATAGTTTATGTAATTCTTGTTCTGTATATTTAGCTCGTTTCTCTGATAAATATATTCTATCATTAGCTTCAATAGATACAATACCATCAGCAGTTCTCAACCAGTTTTCTTCTAGTGCTATGATACCTACATTATCTTTTGTATTCTTTATAAGATGATGTTCAAGTTCTCTAG